CCCGACGTTCGACGGCACCACGGTCACGATCCCGACGGATGCCAACGTCGCCTACACGGACGCCTCGGACGGCTCCGCTCTGGCCGACGGGTCGACGCACGCGCTGGCGGAGGGCGAGTCGCTCACCGTCCAGGCCACCGCGGCGGCCGGGCACTACTTCGAGACGAACCAGGAGGACAGCTGGACCTTCACCAACCGGGGCTAGCAGTCCTCGATGGCGAGGTTCTTCGGCAAGATCGGGTTCGGAGTCCCTCAGGAATCAGCTCCTGGGGTGTACTCAGATGTCATAACTGAGCTCTCGTATTACGGAGACGTGGTTCGTGATGCGCGGCGCTTGTCCGAAGCGGACAAGTTGAACAAGGATCTCAGTACGTCAAACTCGATCAGTGTCATTGCTGACGCTTGGGCACATGAGAACTACTTCGCCATTCGCTTCGTGGAGTGGGGTGGGGTTGCTTGGACCGTGACGGAAGTCGAGGTCGAGTTTCCCCGCCTCATCCTGCGATTGGGGGAGGTGTACAATGGCCCACGTTCAACGACTTGAGCTGCAGTCATTGCTCGAATCGATCGTACCGAACGTCTATTTCCAGCCACCTGCCAATGTGCGGATGGTTTATCCGTGTATCGTCTATACACGTGAGACGATGCGACATGACTTTGCTGACAACAGCAAGGTTCGTCGCTGGGTTCGGTACGAAGTAACGCTGATCGATCGAAACCCCGATAGCGAAACCCTCTGGGCATTGGCCGACTTGCCGTATTGTGAATTCAATCGGCATTTCGCGTCTGATGACCTAAACCACGACGTGTTCACCTTGTACTGGAAAGGAAACTGACACATGGCTGCTTTGACCTGGGATCAGGTCGGCGAGCGCACGTACGAGACCGGCGTCGACCGCGGTGTCCTGTACTTCCCCGACGAGACGGGGGACTACACGGACGGCGTGGCCTGGAACGGCCTCACCACTGTGACGGAGTCGCCTTCTGGCGCCGAGTCCTCGCCGCAGTACGCGGACAACATCAAGTACCTCAACCTCGTTTCGGCCGAGCAGTTCGGCCTGACGGTCGAGGCGTTCACCTACCCGGACGAGTTCGGCGCGGCGGACGGTTCGGCGGAGCCGACTCCCGGCGTCGTGCTCGGGCAGCAGGGACGGAAGATCTTCGGTCTCTGCTACCGGACGAAGAAGGGGAACGATCTCGAGGGTGACTCCTTCGGATACAAGCTCCATCTCGTCTACGGCTGTCAGGCCGCTCCGTCGGAGAAGGCCTACGGCACGATCAACGACTCCCCCGAGGCGATCTCGTTCTCGTGGGAGGTCTCGACGACACCGGTTCCCGTCACGGGCTTCGCTCCGACGGCACTCATCGTCGTCGACTCGACGGTCGTCGCGTCGGCCGATCTCACGGCGCTCGAGACCGAGCTCTACGGTGGCGCTGCCTCCGAGCCGCATCTCCCCACGCCGGACGAGGTCATCGCTCTCGTCACGCCTGGGCCGTAGTAGTTCTGACAGGAGGGACCAGAGGATGCTCACAATCAGGGTTGCAGGAGTTGAAATGTACAACAACTCCTCGCAAGAGTTTGTCATGGAAGGCGGCACGCTTCTGCAGCTTGAGCATTCTCTGGTTTCACTGTCAAAATGGGAGTCAAAGTTCGAAAAGCCCTTTCTCGGTACGGAAGACAAAACCGAGGATGAGTTGTTCGAGTACGTCAAATGCATGACTCTGACTCCTGACGTTCCCGATGAGATCTATTCTCAGCTCTCAAAGGAGAATGTCGAGGACATCAACGCCTACATCAACAAGAAGATGACGGCGACCTGGTTCCGAGACTCTCCGAATGCGCCGCCAACGAAGGACATCATCACCGCAGAACTCGTCTACTATTGGATGACTGTTTTCAACATCCCGTTCGAGTGTGAGAACTGGCATCTCAACCGGCTCTTCACTTTGATTCGAGTCTGCAACATCAAGCAGGCCAAGCCCAAGAAGATGAGTAGGGCTGAAGCAGCAGCTCAGCAGCGTGAGCTCAACGCTGCGCGTCGTGCCAAGCTCAAATCGCATGGTTAGGAGGTGAATCTTGGCAGTACTCGAGTGGGACAAGACCGGAGAACGGCTCTACGAAATCGGAGTCGATCGCGGTGTCCTATATCTGCAGGACGGAAGCGCAGTTGCATGGAACGGACTGCGTGGAGTCGAAGAATCGTACGATCGAGAGACTGCCGCCTTCTACATCGATGGCGTGAAGTACCTCCAGCGTATGACCCCCGGAGATTTCACCGGACATCTTCGGGCGTATACTTACCCGGAGGAGTTCGACGCAGTTCTCGGCTCGGCCGAAGCAGCTCAAGGGATGTTCTACCACGGTCAACCACCCAAGCCATTCCATTTGTCTTACCGAACTCGTATCGGTAATGATCTCGATGGAATCGAGCATGGGTACAAGCTTCATGTGTTGTACAACATCATGGCCCAAGCGGACACGATGACGTTCAACACACTCGAGGAGAACATCACACCCGCAGAGTTCGGATGGGCGTTGACCGGTGTTCCTGTCTCACGTGAAGGATATCGACCGGTCGTTCATATTTCCATCGACTCGACCAAGGCTCACCCCGAGATCATTTCCACCGTGGAGAGCATTCTCTACGGAACGTCTGACGTCAATCCAAGGCTACCTGACGTCGACGAGATCACCGGTCTCATGGAGATGTACGGTTCCTTTGTCGTCATCGATAATGGTGATGGCACATGGACTGGCGTCGATCTGGCGAATCAGTTCGTCACCATGGACAGCCCCACCCAGTTTACAGTGAACAACGTGGACGCGTCATATTCTGATACGGACACATACACCGTGAGCACGACCAATCCAGAGTGAGGAGGTGAAGATGGGCACAATCACAGGACTTACCGCCGAACGGATGCTGGAGATCGAAGCAGCTTCGATCGTGGATGGTGACGTTGTCGGTGACAACCTGTTCCTTTCCAAGCACGATGGAACCCTCGTCAATGCTGGGTCGGTTCGTGGTCCGATCGGTCCTACTGGGCCAATGGGAAGCGCGCTTGCCGTTGTTAGTGGAATCGCTGTTCCTGATGTTGGTGTCACTGCTCAGATTCGTGCTGGAAGGCAGTTGGCAGCAGCAGATTTCACGAACTTGGGTCTGAGTGCACCACTCGGTCTCTGGAATCTCGGAAGCACTGCCGACGTTTCAGGAAATAGCCGCACCCTCACCAACAAGGGAACGGTTCCATTCGGTGTTGGGATCAACGGATCAGCAGCTTCGGCGGCGGTCTTCTCTGGTTCCACGGGGCAGGCGTTCTATATTCCCGATTCTGGCGCTGCGGATTCGTTCCGACTTCGCGTCGGGTCATGGGGATGCTGGGTGAGGACTGCCAAGCGTGGCGTGCAGCAGTATCTTCTGAACAAGATTGGTGCAGCAGGAACGTACGCCTGGGCGCTGCAGATCGATGCGTCCAATCATGCCATGGGATGGATCTCCAACACGGGATCGAACGTTCTCGGAAATCCAGGAACTCAAGACGTTTGTGACGATCGTTGGCATTTCATCGTGGCGACATTCGATGGAACGATTCTTCAGCTGTACGTTGATGGCATCGTCGATGCGGTCTTTATCATGCAGTCGGTGGTACCATTTGTCAGCTCTGCGCCACTGAACATTGGTGGAGCCGGTGCTGACAGTGTCACAGCGACAGCCTCACCGCACTACGGTCGTATCGATGAAGCATTCGTATCGGCTGAGGTGCTTTCCGAGGAGCAGGTTCGCAATCTGTATGCAGCCAGCATCCCGCATGCTCTGGGTGTTGCCCCGACTACACCTCGGATCAGCATTCGTCGTCGTAAAAGGGGTGCTGTCTTGGCTCCTGGAGCATTTCCGTCGCAGCCTCTCCGTCTCTACAACTTCGTCAACGGCGGACTCACAGACGAAGGCTCAGCAAACGTACCAGTTGCATCAGCTGGCGGTGGAGGATCACTTAGCGGTGTGGCCGGTGCTGATGGAGTCAAGGATCACGCGTACAACTTCCAGGGAGCTCACGCAGGCTTGGGTTCTTCTGACGCTGGTCTTCCGTCAGGTCTCACTGTTCGGTCATACGGTGCCTGGTTCAAGTCGTATCAAAGCACTACTGTCCCATGCATCATGGGGTGGGGATCTGGAGCTTCATCCGGTGCTGGTTCCGTCATGGGGTTGACGTCGGGCGTTCTTTACGCACAAACCGTAGGTACAGTGCTCAATGGTCTGTTCGTGGCTGATGGCAAGTGGCATTTCGGTGTCGTTGTCGAAGACAATTCTGCGGCAGACGGTTTGAAGCAGAAGATCTATGTCGACGGAAGGCTCGTCGCATCCTCTACGGTTCTCAACTCGGTCGTTCTCTCGGGTGCTGCCAATCGTTTCCGAATCGGAAACTATCCTGATGGTAGTGCTGGCCCGCTCAACGGTCAGGTGCATTCCGTGTTCGTTCATACTTCTGCTCTGACAGCGGAACAGATCCGTTCTCTGTACAATCTGGGTTCGCAGGCGCTTCCTGCCAGCCCAAGATCTCCGGAAAACCACATCGAGACGATGGAGGCTGGGCGTATTCTTGCCGTCTTCGACTCGATCGAACCATCGGACCTTCTCGATCTGGTGGTGATGGCGTGAAGCGTAAGCGTGTTCCTGATATCGTCGCTGGTCGTGTGAACAGCGATGGAACCATCAATGGTGGTGAAGGATTTTCGGTTCGAAAGATCGGAACCGGACAGTATACCATCACATTTGATGGCAAGTTCAAGCCCTACGTATGCACCGTTACTCCGTATATCGCGGCATCAGCATTTTGTGGTGTTGTGGGATACGAAAGTAACACGGTTGTCGTCAACACCTTCGTGTGGAACACGGCAAACACTGTCGGCGATTGTCCATTCAATTTCGTCGCTGTGGGGTCACCGCAATGACCGATCAATCAGAAGAGATCATTCTTCCGGTCATCGAAGATCCAGAGGAATGGGCAAAGCTCCAGGCGGAAAACGAAATGCCGGAGGAAGAACGAGAAGCGGCAACTGCTGAAGTAGTCGAAGTCGAAAACACCGAAGCCCGGGAGGTGAACCTCGAAGTCTCCGGGCCTGACACGACAACGGAGGAGGCATGAGACTCGAGCTCGCTGGGAGTTTCACCCAGCCACCCCCGTTGGCGGTCAAACTGCTGAATGGGGTACCGTTCATCCCACAGCAGTACATCGATCAGGGATACACCGACTACGACGTTATCTGTATCGGTGCGGGTGGAGGTTCAGGCGGCGGGATCGATACCGGAAACACCGGTACGACAGTTCGCAACTTCGGAGGTGCAGGAGGGGGAGGAGGAGCACACAGAGCCAAAGGGCTTCTAGGTGGTCTTCCTCCTTCTGTCGATGTTGTAGTCGGAGTTAGGGGAGCTGCTGGAGTCAATCACGTTTCTGATCCGCAGGTAACAACCGACGGAGAAGATGGTGGATATTCCTCGTTTGGGAACATCTGCATGGCCTCCGGAGGACGCGGTGGAAAACGAGCTCAATCCAACTCCACAACAGTTAGCACCCAGGCGCATGGCGGACAGGGTGGATGTGGCGGAAGGATTCTCGCCGGAGGAGGTGCACTAGGTGGCACTGCTGGTACTCCGACTGCCACAGGACCAGGAACTCCAGGGGTTGCTGGAGTTTGGGGTGACTGGGACGG